ATCAGGACGAAAAAACTGTCCACGGGACACAGAAGCCGGTTGAATGCATGCGGCGCCCAATCCTGAACAACTCGAGCCCGGGCCAAGCGGTCTATGAGCCCTTCATGGGATCGGGCACAACACTGATCGCGGCTGAGACGACAGGACGGGTCTGTTACGGCATCGAGTTGAACCCGGCGTATGTCGATGTGGCGGTTTCGCGTTGGCAGAACTTCACTGGCAAGCAGGCGGTGCTTGAGGGGAGCGACACCACTTTCGATGCGCTGAAGGCAGAGCGCGCGGCCGCATGAAGCAGTCCCGCCTCATGTCGTTGGTCGAGTCCGTCGCCAACGTGATCGTCGGTTATGGCGTCGCCGTCGTGACGCAGATCCTGATCTTTCCTGTGTTCGGACTGCATACGACCTTGGGTCAAAACCTTGCAATGGGCGGAGTCTTCACAATCGTAAGCCTGGCAAGATCGTTCTTGCTGCGTCGGCTCTTCGAGGCCATCCGGGTGGCGGGTGCGCGAGGTTAGATCAGGCCAATGCCTTTCAAGCATGTCGCCACATCCACCAGCCGGAGAGTTGGCACCACAATCGTGATGGTGAAACTGTCGGCTGAGGTGCTGCAGTGAACGTCGCGCTCCTCCAGCAGGGCCAGTTCGATCTCGTCGAGAACGGTGGCAATGCGGGTGCGGTCAAAATGGTCGGGCAGGTTCCGGATGGTGAGCCGAATGCTGGTGGTTTCCATGGGGTTTACTCCGCGTGTTCGCCTTCGGTGAAGGCGCTGTCGGTGATGCGCTTCAGAAGCTCGGCGTAATAATCAAGGTTGCCGACATGCCCCCAATGGACCTCGTCGGGATAGGTGTTGAAGTGCGCGTCGCTCAGCGCTTGAAGCCGAGCAAGCATCGCGTCGATCGCAGCTTTCTTTGCGATGAAGGCGTCTTGGGCAGTGGGGCGTTGGCTCATCTCAATGCGTCCTGAATTGCGTTCTCTGCTGTCTTGAGCTTCGCTCTAGTGGGCCCGCACATCCAGTGAATTAGACGCGATTCCATATAGTTAATCGAAACCTTGAGGTCCGATAATGTCGTCAGCCACGCAATCCATCGGCGTGATCGCGCGGCTTCTGGATCTCTCGGAGCGGCGGGTCCAGCAGCTGAGCCGCGAGGGTGTGATCCCGAAGGCGGAGCGCGGCCAGTATGACTTGATCGGGTCTGTACGCGGCTATGTCCGGTACTTGCGTGATCAGGCGCTAAGGGCGCAGGCCGGTGCGCCTGATTATGCGGCTGAACGGGCGCGCTTCATCCGGGCGCGGGCTGACCTCGCAGAGATGGAGGCGGAAGAAAAGCGCCGCTCGTTGATTGCGGCGGATGAGATCGAGGCGGCCTGGATTGCCATCCTCGCGCTTTTGAGAACCCGCCTCTTGGCGCTGCCGGACCGGCTGGCACCGCAGGCCTTTGACCAACCCACCGTCGGAGATACCCGGAACCTGATCCGATCTGCGATCCGCGAGGTGCTCGATGATCTCGCAGAGCCAGACATTGAATTCGAAACCGATCCTGAGATTGACGGGCTCGCCGATCCTGAAGCGGACGGTGGTGAAGGCACTGGCGGTTCTGAAGCCGCCGCCGGACCTGACGATCAGCGACTGGGCGGACCAGAACCGACGGCTGAGCTCTGAGGCCAGCGCCGAGCCGGGACAGTGGCGCACGAGCCGCGCCGAATACCAGCGCGGGATCATGCAGGCGGTCTCGGACGCCGCCACCGAAACCGTCGTCATTATGTCCAGTTCACAGGTGGGCAAAGCGCTGGCACTAGACACGCCGCTCGCCACACCGACGGGTTGGACAACGATGGCCGATGTGCAAGTCGGCGACATCCTTTTTGACGAAACTGGCGCGCCGTGCCGCGTCACGGGCGCCACGGATGTGTTGCTTAATCGGCGCTGCTACCGCGTACGGTTTTCAGACGGAAGCTCGATCGTGGCCGATGCTGATCACCTCTGGGCGGTCGACAGTGACACACCAGTGCGCGCGCAGGACGCGATGAAGGGCCTGTTCCATGAAGATCCACCGGGCGGTCCTGACGACGAAGGAGATTGCTGAGACAGCCCATTACTTTGGCGCGAAGAAAAGGAATCGATACGCCATCCCGGTGGCTGGTCCGCTTCAACTGCCCGAACAGGCATTTCCGATCCCGCCTTACGCCTTGGGTGTCTGGCTAGGGGATGGTCACAGCTACGGGTCACAGATCACCTGCCATCAGGATGATCTGGAAATCGCCGATCATCTCCGCGCCAGTGGCATAGAGGTTGAGGTCAAGTCCAAGGACAAACGAGTTCCGCATATCCTGACGCTCAAGCCAACACTCCCTTGGCCCGACAATATGTGTCGCCGCGGGCATGACATGTATGTGCTGGGTCGCCATGGGAATGGGCAATGCGCGGAATGTGGGCGGCAGTTTTCAATGCAGTGGAAGCACGGTTTCCCCGTTGACCCTGTTCTAGAGGAAGGTAAGCCTTTCAGCCTGCGCCTTCGGGAGATGGGGCTGGCCAAGGATCGGAAGACGCCAGAAACCGGCAAACTCATTCCTTCGGTTTATCTGCGCGGGTCCATAGACCAGCGCCTGGCCCTCTTACAGGGGCTGATGGATACGGACGGCTACATCGCTGAATGCGGCCGCTGCGAGTTTATCACCATCCACCGACGTCTGGCGGATGGCTTTTGCGAACTGCTGGCCTCCTTGGGAATCAAGTTCACTGCCGTGGACAAGCAGCCGACGGTGGTGATCGATGGCAAAAGGCGTCTTGGAAACCCCGCGACGCGGTTTTCGTTCATGGTTTATGACGATACGCCGGTGTTTCGACTGGCAAGGAAGCGCGCGCGTCAGGTCGCACGGGAGGGGCGGCGGACGACGGAAACCGAGCGGCGCCGCATTGTTGCCGTCGAACCGATCGAGAGTGTGCCTGTGCGTTGTATTCAGGTGGACAGCCCGAACCGGCTTTATCTGGCCGGGCGCACCATGATCCCGACGCATAACACGGAGATGGTTAACAACGCCGTCGGTTACCACATCGATCAGGATCCCGCCCCGATCATGGTGGTGATGCCCACCGAGCGTGACGCAGAAACCTGGTCGAAGGATCGCTTCTCGCCCATGGCACGTGATACGCCCTGCCTACAGGGCAAGATCGCCGATCCTCGTTCGCGAGATGGCAACAACAAAATCCTGCACAAGCGGTTTCCGGGCGGACATCTGACGATTGTGGGGGCCAATGCGCCTTCGGGGCTGGCAAGCCGACCGATCCGCTTGCTGCTCTGCGATGAGGTCGACCGCTATCCGTTCAGTGCTGGGGCTGAGGGCGACCCGGTCAACCTCGCGAAAAAGCGGACCGTGACATTCTGGAACCGCAAGATCGTGCTGGTCTCGACGCCGACGAACAAGGGCGCGAGCCGGATCGAGGCGGCGTTTGAGGAAAGCGACCAGCGCCGATATTGGGTGCCGTGCCCGGCCTGCGGCGCAGAACAACTCCTGACCTGGGGGCAGGTCAAATGGGACAAGGATGAAGCTGGCGGCCATCGTCCAGAAACTGCGCGCTACCACTGTGCTGACTGCGAATCCGCCTGGAAGGATGAGACACGCTGGGCGGCCATCTCCAAGGGCCGCTGGATCGCTGATGCGCCGTTCAACGGGACGGCGGGCTTCCATCTGAACGAGATCTATTCGCCCTGGGTGCGGCTCGAGGCCATGGCCAAGGCGTTTCTATCAGCGCGCGCCGGTGGGGACGAGACGATGAAGACCTTCATCAACACGTCGCTTGGCGAGACCTGGATGGAAAGCGGCGAGGCGCCGGATTGGCAGCGGTTGCAGGGGCTCAAGGAAGATTGGCGTGCGGGCACGGTGCCGGTGGGCGGATTGTTTCTGACCGCTGGGGCCGACGTGCAGAAGGACCGGATCGAGGTTGACGTTTGGGCTTGGGGCAAGGGCCTGCAAAGCTGGCTGATCGACCACATCGTCATCGACGGCGGCCCGGGCGATCCCGCCTGCTGGCAGAAACTGACTGACCTACTTGGCAGGACTTGGGTTCACGCCAGCAGCACGCCGATGACCATCGCGCGGCTGGCGATCGACACGGGCTATGAAACGGCAGCCGTTTACGCGTGGGCGCGTCAGGTGGGCTTTGGACAGGTCGCACCTGTTAAGGGCGTGGAAGGGTTCAATCGGGCAAGCCCTGTGACGGGGCCAACATTTGTCGATGCGA